AGAGTCCATTGGCTATCCTACAGATAAATTTGAAATTGATATTAAATTTAAAGATGATGGACAGACAACAAAGTCTTAGTAAAATTGCAAAAGAGTTAATGCTGAAAGAGCCCTTTTATGGGTTCTTTCTTATTGCTCTAAACAAAGTCTGGGATGCTAGAAGAGTTCCAACGGCAGGTGTTAGTAAGAATAATATTAATTATCAACTTACTGTTAATCCTGAGTTCTGGGAATCTCTTAGTGATAACCACAGACTTGGTTTACTTAAACATGAATTGCTACATATTGCATTTGGACATCTCACTACTTTCTTTAAGTTTAGTGACAAGAGACTTGCAAATGTTGCAATGGATATGGAAATCAATCAGTATATATCTAAAGACTGGCTACCGGAAGGTGGTATTGATATAGATAATTATGCTGATCTTAATCTTGATAGAAAAGCTGGTTGTAGATATTACTATGACAAGCTAAAACAACTACAAGATGAGAAAAATCAGAATGGTACTTGTGGTAATGAGCCTATGGACAAGTTACTAGATGCTATGGCAAATGGTGAGTTAGATGAACATGCTACCTGGGAAGAGTTTGAAGATATGACTGAGGCAGAACAGAAGTTAATTGATAAACAATTACAAAAAGTTCTTGGTGATGCTAAGGAACAAACTCTTAAGAAGAAAGGTAATGTTCCTGGAGAAATTGAAGGAGTAATCATCATTGAAGAAGTTGTCAAGCCTAAGTTTAACTGGCGGTTATACATCAGAAGATTTACAGGTGTAAGTACTAAGGTATTTACTAAGAAAATCAGAAGGAAAGAGAACCGTAGATTTGAAGCTAATCCAGGTCTGAAAGTAAAAATGAGACAGCATATGTTGTTAGCTATTGATACTTCAGGTTCTGTAAGTGATTCTGAGTTACAAGAATTTATGAGTGAGATATATCACATCTATAAATGTGGTGTTGATATTACTGTAGTACAGTGTGATACTGTTATTAGATCTATTGAACCTTACAAAGGTAAATTTGAGATGGTTGTACAAGGTAGAGGTGGTAGGGTTAAATGTGCCTCCCTGTACAGTGATGTACAGTAAAAAATGCTGTAAATTGCGGGAAAATGCTTAGAGCTATTAATTACTAACTTATGATGGTGACATACATAAGGGCTAGACTAATTATCTAGATATAGTAAAAAGATTAATAGATTGCACAATCCGCAGCCAAGTTTCTTGCAAATGTGAAATATTATTCTTAAATTGGATGTATATATATACCACCATGAAAAGAAAATATAATGTAAATGATGTTTATTTTAACAAAATAGACACTGAAGAAAAAGCTTATTGGTTAGGTTTTTTACTGGCAGATGGATGTATCCATGAAAGAGCAGGACAAGATAGATTATCATTAGTACTATGTATTAAAGATAAAAATCATTTAGAAAAGTTTAAAAAAAGTTTATCTTTTGAAGGACCTATAATTGATTATACTAAAAAGTCTGGCTTATTTATGGGTTTAATACACTCACATGTCAGAATCACCTCTCAACTTTTAGTTAATGATTTAGCTAAATTTGGGTGTATACCAAGAAAAACCTTAACCTTAGAGTTTCCAATTATACATGATGATTTAATACATCATTTTATAAGAGGATACTTTGATGGAGATGGTAGTGTATTTATATCTAAAGAAAAACATTGGAGAAACAATAATATTTTTCCTGTTATTCACTTTAGATTTATTGGTACAAAAGCTTTCTTAAATGTATTAGATGAAAAAATTAATTTGTCTGGTAGATTAGTTCAAGCAAAAGGTAGTAAAGTATATGAGTTAAGCTATAAAAGAAATAAAAAAGCAAACTTATTTTATAACTATCTGTATAAAGATGCAACTATTTTCTTAGAAAGGAAAAAAGAAATCTTTAAAACACATTTACAAGAAAAAGGTTCAGAGACTATAATCAGCTAACTCAATAGAGTTAAAGGGATAGTCCAGTTATAAGTGAAAGCTTATATGTTAATGACAGAGTTTGACCCTGTCCTAGAATATTTTAATGCCAACACTAAAAAATATACAAGCCTGGTGTATTTTACTGACGGTGAGTGTGGTTATTCTGTAAAACCTAGAGGTAACACTCTATGGGTTTTGTCAGAAAGGTCTTATATGAATACAGATCTACCAGGTAAAGTTATTAAATTAGAATTATAAAAATTAAAGATTATGAATCAAGTGCAATTGAATGTTAATGAGTTAAAGGATTTCATTAAACACATGGTTAAGAATAACCAACACATCCAGTCTGAAGGTAAAGTACCTGTGGCAGTGAATATTGAGGGTGATGCGGGTCTTGGTAAAACTTCTGCAATCATGCAGTTAGGTAAAGAACTTCAAATGGAAGTTGTAAAGCTGAATTTATCTCAGCTGGAAGAATTGGGTGACTTGGTTGGGTTTCCTGTAAAAGAATTTCAAATTGCAAATGCTGAAGGTCAGACAAGATGGATTAATGAGTCTCAGATATCTGCAGCAAGTGCTAAAGGTTATAAAGTTGTAGGTAAGAGAATGTCACATGCTGCTCCTGAATGGATTCAGGGTAAAGGAGAGGGTGGTTTCTTGATTCTTGATGATTACACCAGAGCTGATGCAAGGTTTATGCAAGCAACTATGGAGATATTAGACAGACAAGAATATGTATCTTGGAAGCTACCAAAGAACTGGCATGTAATCTTGACTACTAATCCAGACAATGGTGATTATAATGTAACCAGTCTAGATGTTGCTCAGAAGACTAGATTTATCTCTGTTGAGTTAAAATATGATTCTGATGTATGGGCTAAGTGGGCAGAGAAAGCAAACATAGATGGTAGATGTATTAACTTCATGTTGATGCACCCAGAATTGGTAACTCAAAGAGTTAATCCAAGAGCTATTACTACTTTCTTTAATGCTATTAGTTCTGTACCTAAGTTTGAAGATAGCTTACCATTAATCCAAATGATTGGTGAAGGTTCTGTTGGTGTAGACTTTAGTTCAATGTTTACTATGTTCATTAATAATAAGCTGGATAGGATTATTTCTCCAGTAGACATCCTGACTAAAGATGAGCAGTATGTAATGAATAGCTTAACCAATGCAGTAGGCAAGGATGATGATTTCCGGGCTGACATATCTAGTGTTATTGCTACCAGGGTGATTAACTATTCTCTTACTTTAGCTGACAAAGGAGCAGTAGGTAAACCAATCATTGACAGGATAGCTAAACTTACTACTGACTGTGAAGCATTCACTGATGATCTTAGATATTATATGGTCAAAGAGATTGTTAACGGTAACAAAGTTAAGTTCTCTCAACTCATGATGAATCAGGACGTGGTGAAGATGGCTGTCAAGTAAAGCAAACATCAAGCAGTTCCCCACCAAAAGGAACTTAAAATTTAATTAAAACAAACATAAGGGGAGATAAAACTCCCCTTTTTAAACTTAAAAGAATGAAAACATACTTACATATTTATGAAGTAGATACAGATGACAATGAGTTAATCATAAAGGTAGAACCTTTATATTGTACTAACAGTAATACAGATATAATAACTGCAAATAATAAAGATTATACTCCTTCAAAAGGAGATAAACTTTATTTTCTACCAGGGGTTAATATTCCCCGGGTAAAACTAAAAGACTTGTCTTTGCAACATGGTATTAAAACTACTAGAAATATAGAGGATGCAACACATATCTTTGCTGGCAAGAATACTAAGGATAAAATGGTGAGTGGAGCTTGGTATTATTCTATAAATACTTCTGCTCTTAGAGGGATTCTTCTAGACCCTGAACTAGTTATGGATGACTATTATAAAGAAAATCTTACACAAGCTTTAGAGTTTTATACTGAAGATGTGGTTATTTTAGATTATTCTGCAGCTGGTCAACTTAGAAATTCAGAATTACCATTTGTAAAAAGATATAGTTATAGTAATGTTTCTAGACATTCTAGTATATATTATTCAGTAGACAGTGATCACACAGATTTATTCCCAGATATCTTAACCCTGGATATTTATGATGAGAGTAAATTAATTAAACACATTAATGGTGAAGATGCTGCTACTATAGATGAAACTATGTTCCAACAGATCTCTGACATGTTCAAGAGCTCAGATTCAGACAATCATGTACTTGCAATGGAGATTATGGCTAATTGTAATTATATAGATAGTCTACTCTATATTGAAATGTTGTTTCAGAAGTATTCTGGTGCTATGTCTAACTGTCATACTAAGAACCATGTGAATTTTAAGTCTTTACTTAGTTTTCTAGGCAAGAGTAAAACTTACCTAACTACTGACATTGATGATGTTGTAAAATCTCTTATAAATAAAGGAGTATTTGATATAGACAAAGTAAATGTCATTATGAAGTATTATAGTGAGAAAATTGCTGCCCGTGGGGGCACTGAGTTCTTTGAAATAAAAAGTTTAACTCTTAGTGAAGAAGCTGCAAAACTACTTAATACTAACTATGTTCATCAGACCTTTCAAGATTTCATTCCTGAAGGTGGTGTAGAGGTACCTGAATTACATGGAGACCTTGCTGATCTTAACTCTTTGTCTCCAGGGGTGGCTGGGGTTGCTGATGTGTGCAATGAGTCTGCACAGGAGGAAGAACTCACTGATGAAGACATAGAAGATGCATTTACTAATATTGTTAGAAATGAACTCAAGTCAGAGTTAATAGCATTAGAAGAGGAAGAACAGGACCCTGAAGAAGAGACAGATAATAATCAAACAACACAAACTAAAGATGATGACTTTGAATGGTTCTGATGAGATGGAGAAATTCTATCAGAATAAATTTTATTTTAGCTACAGTGGGTTGAATAAGCTACTTTATTCACCCGCTATGTTTTACAATCATTATGTGCTCAACCAGCGGGAAGACAGTAAGGATGCTCACCTTGTAGGAGGGAGCGTCCTGCACTGTTTACTCTTTGAGCCAGAAGCATATGATGATAAGTTTATCAGCATGCCTGGGAAACTACCCAGTGAAAACCCAAAGAAAATTATTGATAATATTTTTAGAACACATCTTGGATATGGAAATAATTCATTACTTTTGGAAGACTACTCACAAGATATACTCACACAGCTACTCACAGCAAATCTTTATCAGAATCTTAAAACAGATCAGCAAAGACTTGACAAGATTCTTACTGATGATCACAAAGAGTATTTTGAATTCCTTAAACAAAGTCTAGACAAATCAATAGTGGATCAACCTACTTTGGATGGCTGCAAAGCACAGGTAGAGATACTAAAGAGTAATAGTGATGTGAGAACACTATTAGCACTAGATATCAGTGAGGAAGACACACACATTGAGACCCATAATGAGTTGCATATTAAGGTTGACCATGACAAATTACCTTTTGGTTTTCACGGAATTCTTGACAATGTTGTAGTTGATACTGAGGCAAAGGTGATATTCATCAATGACCTCAAAACTACTGGCAAGTCAATTCAGGATTTCCCGGAAGCTGTTGAGTACTACAAGTATTGGATACAAGCTGTTATCTATACTATTCTAGCTTCAGATAAGTTCTTGAAAGACAGACCAGATGCTAGAGATTGGCAAGTTCAAGTAACTTTTATTGTAATTGACAAATACAATTTAGTTTATCCTTTCCAAGTCTCTACAGAAACAATGAGCAAGTGGAAGGGTGATTTCAAATCTGTTATGCAAATAGCCCAGTGGCATTATACACAGAAGAGATATGACTTACCATTTGATCTTGCAGTTGGTAATATTAAATTGTAGAACTTATGGTTATTAATGCGCTTTATAAGAAGTACTTTCAGAAGTCCAAGATATTTTTATATCCGCTCTTGGACATTAAAAGGGGCACAAGTGTGATTCCAGAAGAAACCTATCTAGGTTGGAATAACACTGTCACTCCTGAGGATATGAAGTTAATATGTGTATATCACACAAGAACAGATGTTGAGTATGTTAACTTTGAAAAGAATGTTTTACTTAAACACTCTAGACTTTGTGACTATGTATCTGCCGGTGATAAAAGCATATTTACATTTGATTTTTCTGATTTAGAATACAACTGGTTCCATATAGTCTATGGAAGATACAGTAAGTTAAATTATGATATAAAGCGTAAGGTATTAAACTTCTTTGACCCAAAGTCTGGTAACTATATTTATGTAGCCAGCTATCTCTTTCCTGAAAAGCACTTTGAAACATATGCAAATTTGCTGGATGTGAATGTTAAACTACTAAAAGAAGTAGGTGAGTTATGTGATAAACCCAACTTGGACAAAGAAAATCTAGTATTGGAAATTGCAGACTTGGAAAATATAGAAAAAACAGTAAATTTGTAAAAAATTAAACCAACAAAAAATGAGTGAAAACACAATGATGCTTGTACAGTCTACATGGAATGACAAGCAAACTTTCAGAATGATTCCTATTACTGAGTCTTGTCCTTATGTAGAGTGTATCATGGACCCGGATACTAAGGTATTTGTAGTGATTTCTAAGATTAGAAAAGTATCATTACATATGTTACCAAAAGTAGATGACTATGGTCAACCGGTAGCTGGTACAAAAGGTATGAAACAAGAGAGACACAAAATTGAAGTGTTTCAGGAGTTTTATGTAGAAGACAAGGATGCAATAGATGAAGTTATCAAACTATTTGCAGTTAATGCTAAGAAGTTTGACTATAAGAAGTTTATGGCTGAGCAAGCTTAAACAATTCCAAAAAACCAGAAAGAGGGTGAGTACCAAACAACACCCTCTTTTTTTATTTAATTAAACGGGGGAACAGCTTAACTGAACTAAGGTATGAGAACACATTGGGTAATGGATTATGAGACCCTAAGCAATTGCTTTTTGGGAGTCTTTGAAGATGTAAAGTCTGAACACAGAGAAGTATTTATCTGTCACAAATCACAAAATGATATACTAGAACTAGTAACATTCCTTGAGAGAAATATAACTCTTGAAGAATGGCATGTTAGCTTTAATGGTCTTGCATTTGACAGTCAGATAACTGAACATATTCTCCGGAATAAAGAACAGTTACTGGAACAGGACGGTGAGACTATTGCTAGATTTATATATCAGAAAGCACAAGCTACTATACAAAGGAGTAATGCAGGAGAGTTTGCTGAGTTTGGTTCTAGAGACTTACATATCAGACAGATAGATGTATTTAAACTCAATCACTGGGATAACCCAGCTAAAAGATCTAGCCTGAAGTGGATTCAGTATACAATGGATTGGAAGAACATAAAAGATATGCCTATTCCTCACTATACTGAAGTTACAGAAGGTCAAATAGCATCTATTGTAGGTTATTGTATTAATGATGTCCGGTCTACTAAGCAAATCATGAGTTTAAGTAAGGGTCAGATTGAATTAAGAAGAGCACTTACTGAAGAATATGGTATTGATTTATTCTCAGCCTCTGAACCTAGGATAGCTAAAGAATTGTTTTTGCATTTCTTAAGTAAACAAACTGGTATCAAGAAGTATGATCTCCGTCAGATGAGAACTAAAAGAGAACAGATTGTTGTAAAAGATATCATACTACCTTACATAAGCTTTGAGACAGCAACATTCCAGCATCTCCTTAAAAAGTTCCAGGATGTGGTTATTCACACTGGTGAAACAAAAGGAGGTTTTAAATATTCTGTACAGTATAAGGGAGTTAAAACAGATTTTGGTCTTGGTGGTGTTCACGGTGCTAGAACAAGTAGGGTTTATAACTCTACTGAAGACATGGTTATCATGACTTCAGATGTTACAAGTTTTTATCCTAATCTAGCTATTAGAAACAGATGGGCTCCGGCACATTTACCACAAGATGAATTCTGTACACAGTATGAATGGTTCTTTGATGAGAGAAAGGTTATACCTAAGAAGGATCCAAAGAACTATGTATATAAGATTATCTTAAACTCTACTTATGGTCTCAGCAATGATGAGAATAGTTTCCTATATGACCCAGAGTTTACTATGAGGATTACTATCAATGGTCAACTTAGTCTTACCATGTTGTATGAGATGATTTGTGAAGGTATACCCGGATCTATTCCACTAATGCAAAATACAGATGGTTTGGAAACTATGATACCTAGAGACCAGATGGATAAGTATATGGAGATCTGCAAGATATGGGAGAAGATGACCAATCTACAACTAGAGCATGATACATATAGTAAACTAGTACTGGGTGATGTAAACAATTATATTGCAGTTACTGAAGATGGTAAGTCTAAATGTAAAGGTAGATTTGAGTTTGCAGACCTAGCACTGCACAAAAACAAAAGTTTTTTAGTTATACCTAAAGCTTTACATGCATACTTTGTAGAAGGTATCCAGCCTGAAGACTATCTTAAGTCCAACAGAAATATCTTTGATTACTGTGGAGGCAAGAAGATTAAGGGTGATTGGAAATATGTAGAGAGATGTATTAAGAATGGTGAGTATAGAGAAAAAGAACTACAACACACCTTAAGATATTATGTATGTAATACAGGATCTAAGATCATGAAGATCAATAAGTCTGATGGTAGAGAGATAAATATTGAGGCCGGTAAATGGCTCCAACAAATTTATATCAACCACATAGATGATATGGACTTTGATGAGTATGAGATTAACTACAAATACTATCTGGAAAATATAAAGAAAGAAATAGAAGGTTTAGAACCAAATGTAAATCAACTTAGTCTATTTTAAACATAAAAAATTTAACATGCCAAAGAAAATACAACACACAACAAAAGCAAACTTAATAAGTGTACCATTACCAAATCATGGTACTACTTATACTGTGATTAGTCACCAGTTTGTTATTGATTATGCTTATCAAGCCCTTGCTGCTGCAGGGTTTGGTATTGTAGATGAGGAGTACAGATGTACTGCTGACGGACAAATAGCTCAAGGAATTTATAAACTAAATTTTAATAATGACCCTGAGTTGTCAATGATGTTTGCATGGACAAACAGTTATAATAAACAAGTAAAGTTTAAATGTGTAGTAGGTGCATATATAAACAATAGTGGATCTGTTATGATGTCTGGAGAAGTTGGTAGCTGGGTTAGAAAACACACAGGTACTGCAGATACGGAGACAAAAGCCACTATTGATGACTATATCACTAATGCATATATGTATTATAATCAGCTATGTTCTGATAAAGTTGCTATGGAAGTAGTAAGCTTGAATAAAAGAAAGCAGTCTCAGTTATTAGGCGTGCTGTTTGCTGAGTATGAGATACTTACTACTGAGCAAGCTAGTATGATTAGGGATCAAATGAAGAGACCACAACAAGTATTTAAGAATACTGATAGCTTATGGGCCTTCTATAACTTTGTAACTAATGCATTACAGTCCTCACATCCTAAGACTTGGATGGAAGACCAAAGAATCTTGCATTACTTCATAGGTACAATTTGTGATTTTAGTACACCAGCTATTCCTAATGCACCAGTTGCTGTAGTTAGCGAACCTGTTGAAGAAGAAGTAATAGACCCATTGTATGCAGATCCGGGACAGACTAATATTCTAGATCAGATTGCTGAAGCTGAAGCTGAAGAAAAGACATTTTCACAAATGGTGCAAGAAGACCCTGAAATGTTAGAGATTGTGCACCAGGTGGAAGAAATACTTGGAACTTTAGATGAAGCTGAGGAAGATGCATTAACAGAAGATGAACTTGCTCATCAGTTATATGGTGTAGATAATGACATAGAAGTTTCAATACCAGCTCCAGAAGTAGATGACTTTGTGACTGATGAGGAAGAAGATGCTATTCTTGATGAAATATTAGTTCCAATTTCACCTTGTGCTGCTCATGATTCAGAAACAGAAAGGGAAATTCAGCAAGAAAATTTGACGGACATTTTTCCACAAGATGAAACAGTAATTTATACTGATCCAGCAGGTAATACATTTGAAGCTCCTATAGTAATAGATGAGTTTGCTG